CAGCGCACGGACGCCGAGGTGCGCGCCCAGTCCGATGCCGAGCGGCGCAGGCTCGCGGCGCGGCAGGGGCGGAGCAGCACCATCCTCACCGGCACGAGCGACATGGGCACGGCCGCGCGGGGCAAGACCCTCCTCGGCGAGTAGCGCGATGGACCCCAAGCGCATCATCGAGCGGCTCGACCGGATGAAGGGCGAGCGATCGACGTTCGATAGTCACTGGCAGGAGGTCGCCGATTACCTGATGCCGTCGCGCGAGTTCACGCGCCAGCGGTCGCCGGGCCAGAAGCGGCTGATGCCGTGGATCTACAACACCGCGCCCGTCCTCGCGGCCGAGCAGCTCGCGGGCGGGCTGCACGGGATGCTGACCTCCCCCGCCGTCCGGTGGTTCGCGCTCCGGCCCGAGGACCGCGCGCTTCGCGAGGATGAGGCGGCGAAGCGGTGGTTCGATGACACGACGGAGCGCATGTATGAGGCGTTCAACGCGCAGACGGGCGGGTTCGCCGTCGCGGCGCATGAGGCGTATCTGGACCTGTCGGCGTTCGGCACGGCGGTGATCTTCATCGGCGATCGCGGCCCGCGCGGTCCCTCGTTCCTCACCCGGCCGCTGGTCGAGTGCTACATCGCCGAGAACGCGGACGGCGAGGTCGACACGCTCTACCGCAGCTACAGCATGGCCGCGCGCGAGGTGCTGCGCCTCTGGCCGAAGACGGCGCCGAAGAAGGTGCGCGATGCGGTGGAGAAGACGCCGGACATGCCCTTCGCGTTGGTCCACGCCGTGTGGCCGGGCGAGAAGGATGAGACGTGGGAGAGCTGCTACTGCCTCCGCGACGAGCCGACGAAGCTCGAGGAGGGGCGGTTCCGGGAGTTCCCCTACGCGGTGGCGCGGTGGTCGAAGCGGTCGGGCGAGGTCTATGGCAACGGGCCCGGCATGAACGCGCTGCCGGACGTGAAGATGCTGAACAAGCTCGAAGAGTACACGCTCCGCGGCGTGGCGAAGGCGGTGCTGCCGCCGGTCGAGATGCCGGACGACGGGTTCCTATCGCCGTTGAACATGCAGCCGAACGGCGTGAACATCTACCGCAAGGGGCTCGGCGAGCAGGACCGCATCCGGGCGATCGACACAGGCGCGCGGCCGGATGTCGGCGTGGACATGATCCAGGCGATCGAGGCGCGCATCCGCAGCGTGTTCTACGTGGACTGGATGAACCTCCCGACGCGCCCGAACATGACGGCCACGGAGGTGCTGCAGCGTCGCGACGAGCAGCTCCGGCTCCTCGGCCCGATGGTCTCGCGCATGCAGGCCGAGCTGCTCTCGCCGCTCATCCGCCGCTCGTTCCGCATCCTCTGGGAGAACAACCTCCTCGCCGCCCCGCCCGAGACGGCCGGCGGTGTGCCCTACGGCGTCGATTACCTCTCCCCGATCGCGCTGGCGCAGCGGGCGACGGACGCCGAGGCGATCATGAGCTGGGTGGCCGAGGTGGCGAGCATGCAGCCGATCGACCCGAAGGTGATCAACGAGATCGACGCGCCGGCCGTGGCGCGCCTCCTCCGCGATCGCCGCGGCGTGCCGATGAGCGTGGCCCGTTCCCCGCAGGCTGCGGCCGAGATGGGCGCGGCGCAGGATCAGGCGGCGGAGGCGGCGATGAACGCCGAGGCGGCAACGGCGGCGGCCGGGATCGCAAAGCAGGGCGCCGACGCAATGGCGACGATGCAAGGCATGCAGCAGGGCGCGGCCGCTCCCGCCGCGGCGGTGTTCTGATGCCTCGGCTCTGGCGCACCTGGCGCGAGCAGCGCGGCGACACGGCCGAGGCGGCGGCGCTCCGGCAGAAGCAGCTCCGGCTGGACTATCGGACGGTGTTCGCGAGCGAGGCGGGCGCGCGCGTGCTTGCCGACATCCTCGCCCGGGCTGGCGTGATGCAGTCGAGCTACACGATCGGTGACAGCCACGAGACCGCGTTCCGCGAGGGGCGGCGGCGGCTCGGGCTCGAGCTCATTGAGATGATCAACAGCGACCCCGAGGCGCTCACGAAGCTGGCGACGACGGGCGAGACGGACGAGGTGACGCGTGGCTGACGGTGGAACGATCATGACGCAGGGCGGCGAGAGCGCAGCGGCGGCGGCCGAGGGCGCGAAGCCGACGGAGGGAGCGGCACCGGCCGCGACCGGCCGCGAGTGGCTGCCCGAGGAGTTCCGGAGCGACCCGACGTTCGAGCCGTTCAAGGACCTGTCGGGCCTCGCGAAGAGCTACAAGCACGCGGCGTCGCTCGTCGGCGTGGACAAAGCCGAGGTGCTGCGGCTCCCGAAGGCCGCCGACGCGCCGGAGTGGGGCGACGTGTGGAACAAGCTCGGCCGCCCCGAGAAGCCGGACGGGTATGAGTTCCCCGAGGGCGCGGTGCCGGAGGCGCTCGCGCAGCCGCTCCGCGAGAAGGCACACTCGCTTGGCCTCTCCAAGACGCAGACGGCCGAGCTCGCGGGCTGGTATGCCGAGCAGCGGGCCGCCGAGATGCAGCAGCTCGGGCAGCAGGCGCTCACGACGCTCAAGGCCGAGTGGGGCAAGACGTTCGATGACCAGCTCCACGCGGCGAAGAAGGCGCTGCGCGAGGTAGGCGGCGAAGGCGTCATGAAGGTGCTGGACGAGACCGGCCTCGGCAACCATCCCGAGATCATCAAGATGTTCGCGAAGCTCGGCGCCGAGCGGGGCGAGGCCGGGCTCAAGGGCGGCGCTCAGGGCAACATGGCGGGCGCTCTGGCACCGGCTGAGGCGCAGGCCCGGATCGCCGAGAAGCAGCGCGATCCCGAGTTCATGAAGGCGTATCTCGACAAGAACGCGCCGACGCACGCGCAGGCGGTGGAGGAGATGAAGCGGCTCTACGAGTTCGCCATCCCCAACCAGCCGCCGGTGAGGATCGGCTGACATGGACGCCGCGACGCGCAAGCTCTGGGCCTTGAAGCTCGCGGTCGAGAGCATGCCCGCTGCCGGCCATCCCGGCACGACGCAGATATTTCTAGATCGCGCCAAATCATTCGATGAGTGGTTGATTGTCGCTCCGGGTAGCGGCGCCGACGCGGTGGAACCTCCATCGCTGGGCGACCGTCCGGCAAGGCGACGACGGGGATAGGCCGCCCGGTAACAGGCTAGGCGCGGGTCCGCCATCGGGCGGGGAGCTCAGCCGATCAGGTGCAACGCACATGGTCGGGAGTTCCCCGAATGAGCTTCGAAGTCACTACCGCCTTCGCGCAGCAGTACGGCAGCAACGTGCTGCTCCTGTCGCAGCAGAAGGGGTCCCGTCTCCGTTCCGCCGTCGTGAACGAGACCATCCGCGGCAAGCTCGGCTACATGGATCAGGTCGGGTCCGTCGCTGCCCAGCGCATCACCACGCGCCACGGTGACAGCCCGCTGAACAGCACGCCGCACCGCCGCCGCCGCATCGACCTGTTCGACTATGACACGGGCGATCTCATCGACAACCTGGACAAGGTGAGGATGCTGATCGACCCCACGAGCACCTATGTGCAGGCGCACGCGGCCGCCATGGGGCGCGCGATGGACGACGCCATCATCACGGCGTTCGACAGCGCGGCGCTCACCGGCGAGGATGGCACCACGACCGTCAACTTCCCCTCGGGCAACGAGGTGGCCGTCAACTCCTGGGCCTACGGCACGGGCACCGGCAACTCGGGCCTGACCATCTCCAAGCTCATCGAGGCGAAGGTGCTCCTCGACGCGCAGGAGGCGGGCGTCGATCCCGACGAGCCGCGCTATCTCGCGTGCGGCGCGAAGCAGATCGGCAACCTGCTCGCCACGACCGAGACGACGAGCGCCGACTACAACAACGTGAAGGCCCTGGTCGAAGGTCGCATCGACAAGTTCATGGGCTTCACCTTCATCCGCACCGAGCGTCTCGGGCTGGCCTCGGCCGGCGTCCGCAAGGCGTTCGCGTGGGTGCAGTCGGGCATGGGCCTCGGCATCGGCGCCGACATCACCTCGCGCATCACCGAGCGCGCCGACAAGCGGTTCAGCATGTACGCCTACTTCCAGATGTCGATCGGCGCGTCGCGCCTGGAGGAAGCGAAGGTGGTCCGCATCCTCTGCAACGAGCCGTAAGGAGCAGCAACCATGCCCGCAACGATCTATCCCCTGGCGGTCGGCGCCAACAAGGCGCCGGTGTCTGCGGCCGGCGCTCGCGCCCGATGGAACATCGAGGTGTTCCCCTTCGCGGCCGAAGCGGTGGGCTCGTACTTGATCGGCGCTCCGCTGCCAGTCGGCGCGCGCGTGCTCGAGGTCGGGCTGAACACCTCCGTCACGCTCGGCGGGACGGCCACGGTGGCGATCGGCATCTCGGGCGCCACCGGCAAGTACCGCGCGGCGGCGACGCTCACCGCTACTGACCAGTGGGTGTCGCACGCGCTGAACGCCGCGGTGGGCGTGCCGCTCACGGCCGAGGAGCAGCTGCTGCTGACCGTGGCCGCGGCGCCGCTGCCCGCTTCGGGCCGCCTGCTGATCCGCGTTCTCTACGTGCTCGACTGATCGGGCGGGGCGGGGCTTCGGCCTCGCCCCAGCCTCTCCTGACGGAGTGAAGCGTGGCCGCGTCCGTCATCTCCATCTGCAACCGCGCGCTGATCGCGATCGGCCACGACACCATCACGTCCCTCTCCGACGCATCGAAGGGCGCGCGGCTCTGCTCCGCGCTCTATCCCGACGTGCGGGACGAGGTGACGCGCTCCCACCCGTGGAACAGCGCGATGCGCCGCGCGCAGCTCCCGGCGCTTTCCTCCGCCCCGGCGTGGGGCTTCGCGCGGGCGTTCCAACTCCCGGCCGACTGCCTCCGCGTCTGGCGGCTGCCCGATCTCCTCCGCAACGAGATGTGGAAGGTCGAGGGCCGCACGATCGTCACCGATGCCGCGGCGCCGCTCTCGATCCTCTACATCGCCCGGCTGGACGATCCCGCGGACATGGATCCGCTGCTCGCCGCGACGATCGCCGCGCGCCTTGCGATGGAGCTCGCGATGCCGATCGCGGACAGCGCGACGCTCCGCGATGCGATGGCGCGGGACTATGAGGGCAAGCTCCGCGAGGCCCGCTCGTTCGATGGGCAGGAAGGGCTGCCTGAGCCCATGACGAGCGATGACCTGATCTTCTCGCGGTTCTGACCGTGCCGCGGGTCAACTATCTTCAGACCAACTTCACGGCTGGGGAGCTCTCGCCCCGGCTTTTCGCGCGCGTGGACCTCTCGCGCTACCAGAACGGGTGCAGCGAGCTCGTGAACATGGTGGTGCAGCCGCACGGGGGCGCGACCAGGCGCACGGGCAGCGTCTTCGCGGGCGAGGTCAAGGACAGCAGCAAGACGACGATCCTCCGCCGGTTCGAGTTCTCGACCGTGCAGGCCTACGTCCTCGAGTTTGGCGAGGGCTACATTCGCTTCTTCCGCAACCATGGCCGGGTCGAGCTGGCGGGCGTGCCGGTCGAGGTCG